AGAAAAAAGAGAATGGTGTGAACTAAACAACATTAGATTAGTAGAACTTAGTTATGATGAGGATATAGATGAGTGGCGAAGAAAAATTGAGTAAAATATTTTATGTGCAAGATTTGCGAATGGTGTGCCCTACCTGCAACACAACACGGGAAACCTCTACATATGATACCTTTGTATATCATCATATGTCCCCCGATTGGACTGGTAGTGTTACTATGCCACCAAGTCAAGCTAGGTATTTTGAAAATCAGTTACAAAATAATCCAAACAGCCTTGATACAGCTATTATGCACTGTGGAACCTATAGCTTAACTATGGACAAACCCGGCGTCCCAAAAAAGAAATACAAATTAGGACAACCTCTGAGAACTCTAAACTTAAACCTTGACGAAGCATTGACAAAATATAAAAGGCTCTACACTAATAATCTTTATGAGAACATACACGATAAAATATGTCCACTCCCATTAGGTATTACCAGAAAAGAAATTGCTGATTTCAAACATCTTAGAATAACTAAGAAAGAACATTTGTGCTATGCTAACTTCTCAATAACGCATAACTATAGGGGCAATGTGATCCGATGGGCCAGCACGCAGGAGTATATTAATTGCCATTTTACAAAAAGGTTTCCCGAATGGGATGAACAATTAGATCAGAAGTTCTTTGCTGATTCTCTACTACCGTTCGACGAATTTTTATCAACGCTCGCTTCACATAAATTCTGCATAGTCCCCAACGGAGTGGGCATAGATACCGATAGGCTATGGGAATGTATCTTTATGAACGTGGTGCCGATAGCTCAAAATAATTATGGAAATCGTATTTTTTCTAAAATATGGCCAATGCTATTGGTTGAAAGATATGAGACTGTTAATCTACAGAAAATGATGCTGGATTTTGAAAATACACATGGAGAAATAACTTATGACACAGACTTACTTCTGTTAGAAAACTTACCATTCCTATTAGATAGAATATCTTTTGAGTGCAAGAGGGCTTAAATGAGCGGCGAAGAAAAATTGAATAAATTCTTGGAGGCTATGGACTCGTGGCTGGCCTGTAAAAGTCTACCATCAGTCGACGACAATCCACAGGTAAAAATGATCCTCAATATGAGGTCGGAAGAAATTCAAGGATTGTCTCGTGAAGAATGTGCCTGCTATGCTTATGAGCTATATGCGTATTCAGAATATATTGAAGGTGCTAAAGTTAAAGAAAAAATTATTTTAGATTGGGCAGAGGCTAGCATTTGGTATATAATATCTACAGTGATTCAGAATTATGGCGGCAAGTTTGCCAAATGGCAAGAGAAATACTATTCTGCTATCAAAGAGAATCCTACGGCTAGTGACATCTTGAAAATTAAGAATCATGCAGAAGCTAGGGTTACGACACTTGATGGCAAATCTGAGAGAATACAAAAGATGGCGGACATTCTAACAAACCTTTCTAGGAGAAGATGACCATGACCATAGAAAGATCTGAAGACTATTTATTTACAATGAAACAGAAAACAAACGAACCCACTTCTGGATCACCTGTTAACGATCAGAAGGAAAGGGTAAATCTATTTCAAGATGACGGCACTATTGCTTCAGATGTGTCTACTCCAGACTTTACTCCATCAAATAGAAACAGAACTGCATACAAACCAGTCGATCAGTTCTGTCAAAGATGCAATAAGTCTTTTGCTGTGAATCCCAAGCATGTTCGTGAATTTTTTGTCTGTGACAGATGCCTAAGCAAATAAAACAACCATCCCTCCAAGATCCTGCATCCGAACGAGCTGTATTGGCCTCACTGTGTCAGTATGGTTTGGATTGCTATTTGGATATCGATTTTATCACAGGGGATCATTTCAATGATGAAATGAATCAGATCCTATTTGACTGTATCCATAAGTCGCTCACTAATAATTCTAAGGTGGAACTGACTTCCATCCTTTCTGCGGCAAACGATCTAGGTGTAGAAGAGCATATAAGTAGTAAGGAAGAGGTTGCCTTTATTAGGTCTCTCTTTAATTTCCCCATCCACAAAGACAATGCTGGCATTTATGCGGCCAAGATTGCAAAACTCAAATTAGCAAGAGACCTAAAACAAACACTTAAGGCTTGTGAGAAAGATTTAAATTCAGTCACAGGTGAAGAGGATATCATCGATTTGATATCTAAGGTTGAAGAACCTATCCTCGATGCTACATCAGATATCTACCAAAACTCGAATAAGAATACAGAGATTATTGGGGATAATATTGAGGATTACATTACCTACTTGGCCGAGAACCAATGTGATATTGCTGGTATACCTACAGGATTTACTGCATATGATTTAGCTATTGGTGGTGGTCTTAGAAGAAAGTCTGTAGACTTAATTGCTGCCCGACCTAAAGTTGGTAAGTCAATGTTTGGTGACGCTGTAGCAATCAATGTGGCAAAGAACTCGAACATTCCGGTTCTGATGCTGGACACTGAGATGTCCAAGGAGGACCATCTAAACAGGATGTTGGCTAATCTGAGTGGTGTTGATATCAATAAGATTTCCACTGGTCAGTTTAACGACAATGAAATCGATAAGGAAAAAGTTAGGGCTGCTGGGGAAGAACTCAAGAGCATCCCTTATCACTATCTCAGTATTGCGGGACAGTCATTTGAAAACATCTTAGCCGTTATGCGAAAGTGGATTTACCAACATGTGGGATTCGATGAAAATGGAAAGACTAAAGATTGTCTTATTGTTTATGACTATCTAAAACTCATGGGGTCTGAGGGTATTAGCAATGCTATGCAGGAGTATCAGGTTCTTGGATTCCAAATCACTAAGTTGCATAACTTCTGCGTGAAGTACGATGTGCCCTGTTTAAGTTTTGTACAGTTGAATAGAGATGGTATTACTAGAGAATCTACAGATGTTGTGTCTGGTTCAGATAGATTGATTTGGTTGTGTACAAGTTTCTCGATCTTTAAGATGAAATCGGAAGAAGAAATAGCTGATGATGGTACTGAAAATGGAAATAGAAAATTGGTGCCGGTGGTCGCCAGACATGGGCAAATGCTGGATAGTGGTGACTACATCAGCATGAATATGTACGGGTCGATAGGTAAGCTGGTTGAGGGTAGAACGAGAAATGAAATTCATACGAGTAACAGAAACCGAGATGAAGGATTTGAAATAGATGACGAAATTTCATCAGACGACCTTGAGTGAGGTTAGTGATGCTATGTTCCTACAGCTTCCACGATTATTTCAGTTATTGGATTTGGACTTCTTTGAGAGCCATCATTCATATCATTTAGCGTGCCCTGTTCACGGTGGTGATAACCCGCAGGGTTGTGCTGTCTTTAAAGAGTCAAATCTGGGTGCTGGTGGTTGGCATTGCTTTACGCATAATTGTCAGGATCAATTCCAGAGAAGTTTCTTTGGCTTCATTAGAGGGGTACTATCGGCTCGTAGTGATAAAGAATTTGCTTCTATGGATGAAACAATGCAGTTCTGCTTAGACTTCCTCAACTGTAAGGTGCAGGATCTGGAAAATCCTAAGGCTTTAAGAAGGGAGAACTATAATAGTCTTGAGGTTTTTAATAGGCAGCTGGTCAGAAAATCATCAGACCTATCAAGAGAAGAAATTCGCAATAGGTTGGCAATTCCGTCAGAATACTTTATGAAGAGAGGTTTTTCCTCCGATGTATTAAACGAGTTCGATGTTGGGCTTACTTCTGTAAATTCTGGAATAATGAGAAAAAGAGTTGTGGTTCCAGTGTATGATGAAGACTATAATTATGTAAGCTGTGCTGGGAGACTAACTCATGATAACACCACTCCACAAAGCCCTAAATGGATTTACAACAAGGGTTTTCAAAAATCAATTTATTTGTATGGACTTAATATTGCAAAAGAACACATCAAACAAACCGCATCTGTGATTTTAGTGGAGGGTCAGGGTGATGTTTGGAGAATGCACGAAGCTGGTTACAAAAATTGCGTAGGGCTTTTTGGTGCAGATCTTAGTGACGATCAACTACTATTGCTGGAGCAAACTGGAGCCCTAAACTTAATCATTTTGACAGACATGGATGATGCTGGGCAAAAAGCCGCCGACAAAATTATCAAAAAATGCGGAAGAAGATTTAACTATCTTAGACCAGAAATCCCTACCAAGGACGTGGGGGATATGACAATAGATCAAATTCACGAAAACCTTACACCACAAATAGAAAGTTTTGCATAATGGAACCGAGAATTTTAGCGTTTGCTGGACATAAGCAGGCAGGTAAAAGCACTTGTTGTAACTTCCTGCATGGATATCAATTGAGGGCCAACGGTATCATTAATAACTTCGATATCCTAACGGATGGTAGTTTGGTTATCGACACGATAATGATCGACTCAGATGGTAATCAGAAAACTGGTAAGGGTGCTCTTGACACCAAAAGAACAGATATAGATTTTGCTGAATGGGCGGCTTATAGTATGTGGCCTTATGTTAAACAGTATTCTTTTGCATCCACTTTAAAGGAAATTGCAATTGGTCTGTTTGGACTTAAGCAAGAAAATATTAATGGGACAAACATTCAAAAAAATCAGAACACACATTTTAACTGGAAAGATATGCCAGGTGTGATCACGAGTGCCACACTGGCTAAGAAAAAAGATATCAAGAAATTGATTGATGATGGCACTCTTATATATCATAAGCCGGGAAAGATGACTCATAGAGAATTTCTTCAATATTTCGGTACGGAAATTTGCCGTAAGATTTATGAAGATGTTTGGAGGGCTAAGTTGATCGAAGATATTACAAGGGAAGAACCATTGCTGGCAGTTATTGATGACTGCAGATTTCCAGATGAAGTTGAAACTATTCAGAATTCTGGCGGCAAGGTTATTAATTTAACAAGAAGTAATTTTAAAGATGATCATGCTAGCGAATCCTCATTAGAAGGGTTTACTGAGTTTGATGCTGTTATAGATAATGAAAAGCTCTCTATCCATGAAACCAATATTAAAATTATTCAACTTCTGGATCAGTGGGGGTGGTTGGGAAAGGACGTGAAACCTGAACCATTAATGCCACAAAATCCAACCAATGAATCTGAACCGACATTGGTAGGTGGTATTCATACAATTAAGGAATAATATATGATTGTAACTTACATTAGGAGTTCCTCATACAATAATTATGATTATTGCCAGCTTCAATATTTTATAACCTATGTGCTGGGGCACAGGTCTACATCTGGTAAGAAAGCACAATTAGGAACTATAGTCCATAAGGTTATGGAGTGTTTAGCGGTATGTAAGAAGAGGCTGCAAGGAAGACAGACAAAGACTATGAAGGTGAATGATGATGCGATTGGAGAAATAAAATTTACACCCAAACAATTATACACTAAAACATTTGTTGCTAAGTTGCTTAAACGCAGCTATGAATACTACACTGAGAGCTGTGTCCATAACTACACCAATGCTGATTATAGATTTTGCGAAAAACAAGTTGAGCAGGCACTTACCTATAACGATGGTCAGTTCGATCCGAGGGAAAGAAAGATTGTTGAAGCGGAGCCACAGTTTGATATCCCCATAGAAGAAGACTGGGCAAAGTTCAATTACAAAATGCCAAACGGCGAATCTGTTACTGGACAGTTGGCGATTAAAGGAACAATCGATTTAGTTACAGAAGTAGATGATGGGGTTATAGAGGTAATTGACTGGAAAACTGGCAGGAGATTGAACTGGGCGACAGGAGAAGAAAAAACTTACGAGAAACTACTTGAAGATCCTCAGCTGCTGTTGTACAATTACGCGATATCCAAATTATTTCCTGAATACGAGCAGGCAATCATGTCGATCTTCTACATACGCGATGGTGGTCCATTCAGTATGTGTTTTGATGAAAATGATCAGAAAAAATTCTTAGAGATGTTGGGAAAAAGATTTAAACAAATTCAACGAAACGATTATCCACAACCCATATCACACAGTAGGAAAAGTTTTAAATGCACGAAGCTCTGCCACTTCTACAAAAATAAATGGCCCGGCACTGATCAGACTATGTGCCACTATGTGGAAGACCACCTAAAAGCTCTTGGTGAACAGGAAACGATGGAAAAATGTACAGCTGAAGGACATGAGATTGGTTTCTATGAGGCACCGGGATAATATTATGAATAAAGCTATGAGTCAATTAGGTCAAGATGAATGGGTTATAGAACAAACCAACAATAAGCGAGATGGTTATTTTGTTGAAATTGGAGCTTATGATGGGAAGACTCTATCAAACACATACCTGCTTGAAAAAGAATATGGTTGGTCAGGTATCTGTGCTGAATGTAATCCAGAAACCATACCGCAGTTGATAAACAATAGAAGTTGCGTGATAGAAACGCGAGCATTGATGCATAAAAATAACTTAAATGTTCCATTCTATTCAGCCGAAGATCCTCTGCTTTCTATGGTGTTTATGTATTCGTCTATGGAAAACGTTGCCACTAAAGAGGTTTTATATCCTCAGCACATAGTAAAAACAGTCACTATAAATGAAATGCTTAAAGCACACAACGCTCCCACAGATATAGACTATATCAGCGTTGATGCCGAAGGTATGGAATTGTTTATTGTAACCGTTTTTGATTTTCAAAAATACAATGTTAAATATTGGACAGTAGAGGTTCAAGACAATACCGAAAATGCAGCTTATCTGCGGCAATTTTTCTATTATCATGGATATGAATCAGAAGTTCGAGATTGGGATTTATTTGTCTGGAGAGAAGATGACAGATAAAAGATTTGACAACAGATCTAAAGATGATTTCAAAAAACATATTAAGTTTACTACTCAGGTTGAAAAATACTTTTTCGACAAGTGGTTGGGGGTTTGTAGAAATAGATCAGATATTATTATTTATAATTGGCAGGACAATGGTATTGGTAATGACGGTGAATATGTGGCTACTGGAACTAACACTTCAGGTGCCGACTATGTTGTGGATATAAATTACGATGGTTCACACACTCATCTACCATTGGAAGTCAAATGGGTTCCAACTGCTGGTAAGTTTACATTGAAGGTAAATGATTTAAAAGCTTACATTAAAGAAGAGGCGGCTATTTTATTTATCTACAATGCTGAACACTGTGGCACCAACCTAAGAACTCCTAAACATTATGACATTGATCGATATATAAAATTACTGGAGTCTAAGCAGCATCAGTTTAAATGGGGTATTATGTGGCCTCATAATGTCAAAGCTGTTTTAGAGGATTTCAAATCCGCCGGTAGAATTAAGAAAATTCCCTACATGGGTCATAAGCCCGGAATCATAATTAACGAAGAAGAGTTTAGTTCATGGTTCACAGAAGAAGATTGGACAAAACATGCCAGCAGAATTAATTGATCTTAATGGAGAATTTGACTTAGGTAACCAATTCACACTTGAAACAGTCACGCACCTGTCAAAAAGCCTTGATGATAGATTTCGAGTTATTGTAAAGTATCAAGGGCCAGGTCTTCCCGCATATGACGATCATAAGCACAACATAGTTTTTTGTACTTCTAAAGAAGTCCACATACCACCGGAGGAATTTTTTAGAGATGATGTGCTGATCATATTCCAGCACTATTTTATGTTAGACGAATGGGGATATCCGATCTATAATCCGTTGTCTTACCCTGCACCTCTTGGCACATTTAAAGATCCGCCAACACCATTAAATATCATTCCCATTCCAGAGAGGGAGTATGACTTTTGCTTCATGGGGCAAATTCCACATACTGGAACTAGAGACTGTTTCAAACGATGTTTAGACAAATTGATAGAGGAGACGGATGATAAATTTAAATATTTTGTGAAAGTTACTGATGGTTTCAGTCAGGGGCTTGACAAAGATGAATACTTTGATATACTAGGAAATTCCAAACTGTGTCTGTGTCCACAAGGGGCTCATAGTCCAGAAACTTTTAGATTTTTTGAAGCTTTGTCGGTAGGCACATTCCCTGTAATTGAAAGACTGCCGAGACTATGGTATTATGAGAACGCTCCCTTTTTTCGAACAAATTCTTGGTATGATATAGACAAGACTCTATCACAATCCTTAAACTTCCTACAGACAAGCACATCCCGGCAATCACTAATGACATTGGCTGATTATGCCCAGTCTGTTTTAGATCCAGAATCATTATCTAGCATATTAAAAGAAAAAGTAGAGTATAGACTAGGCACAAGAAATCAAACGAATAATGCACTTCAGGAAATTAGAAAAGGTATAATTCAGCATGGCGACTTGGGAACCATTAAATTGTAAGACACACTTCAGCCTGCTTAGGGGTTTTTGTAGGTGTGACGATTTAGCTACCAAATGCAAACAATACGGTTATACCTCATGTGGTATTGCTGATATTAAAACCATCTCTGGTGCTGTTGATTTTCATCAAGCGTGTAAGAAGCATGGGATCAAACCAATTATTGGTTGTGATTTCGAAGACTTCATTCTCTATGCTAAAAACAAAGATGGATGGTTTGACTTAATCAAATACGTTTCTAACCAAGAATTAGATACTTTAAAGTTATTAGCAGAACGAGGGAATATCATTTGTGTAACCACGGATTCTAATGGGCTGCAAAAACTCTTCAAAAATAATTACATAAACTGGAGTCATAAGGATGATGAAATATTTTATGTGGATCAAGAAGATGCTGAATGCCATCGAGTTATTCTTTGTTCCGGAATGAAAACCAATCTCAAGAAAGTCGCCAAGAAAATTAAAGATAATGAAGAATTCGACAATGATAAATTCTTCCTGAAAGATGATTGGTACTTACCATCATCAAGAGAACCTAATGACGCGATCAGTAAAGTTATTGATATGTGTGAAGATTATGAGTTAAGCGAAAAACCTATGTTGCCTAAATATGATTGTCCGCAGGGTATGAGCGAAGATGATTACCTTAAAGATTTATGTAGGAATGGGTGGCGTGAGCATCTAATGGGTAGCGGCAAAATCAATAATGAGCACGATAAAAATCTTTACGCCGACAGAATCAAAAAGGAAATGGATGTTATATTTAAAGCACGATTATCGGGATATTTTCTGATTGTTCGTGACATTGTGTCTTATGTAGAAGAACAGGGCTGGATTGCAGGTCCGGGACGTGGATCTGCTGCTGGATGTTTGGTTTCCTTTTTACTGGGGATTACCAAGGTTGATCCAATTGAGTATGATCTACTCTTCGAAAGATTCTATAATGAAGGTAGGAATACCGAAGACCACATTTCACTTCCTGATATCGACGTGGATGTTCCAGCAGAACACAGAGATGATGTGATTGACTATATCAAAAGGAGATACGGTCAGGAAAATGTTTCACAGATGATTACATTTGGACGACTGCAGGGGCGATCCGCTGTTAAGGAAGTCTTAAGAATTAATGATGCCGTCTCTTTTTCTGAAATGAATGCTATTACAGATAGTATTCCAGATGAGTCCAGAATTTCTGACCAGTTAGAGTTAATGGAAGATCCGTCTATTATTAAATGGTCATTGATCAATGAGGCAGATTCTCTTAGAGAATGGTGTTCTATGGACGATGAAGAAAATTTAGATGGTCCTTTAGCAGATTTATTCAAGCAAGCAATTAAGATTGAGGGCACAAATAAATCGCAGGGTAAACATGCCGCTGGAGTTATCATCTCTAAACATAAACTAAAAGATATTTGTCCTATGGTTGAGGATAAGTCCGGCAAGCCTATTGCCGCATTCGAAATGAATGACTTAGAAACACAAGGGCATGTTAAGTTCGATATACTTGGAATTGATTTGTTATCCAAAGTTTTAGAAATAAAGGATAACTAAAGGAGAGGAATATGTATGACATTGATAAGCAGGACATTAAGTCTGTAATCTTTTCTGGATGTGCGGTAGAAAGATCTGGTGTGTCTATCTGTAACATTACTAACTACATCGCATTTAGATTAGGTAGTAAGAGTGGGTCTTATCAGATTTGGTCTGATCGTCATAGGGTGTATGATCTTTATAAGAATATTGATGATGCAGTCGATAAGTTTGTTGAATTAACTAAACAATCATTTTAAGGGGCGTGTTATGAATTATAGAGACATAATTGTATTTGACTTTGAAACCGGATCAGCAAATCCGCACAAGGCCCAACCCACGCAAATCGCCGCTGTTGCTATCCATGCTCGTAAGCTGGAGCTACAGCCTGGAGGAGTATTTAATAGTGAGATCCGCCCAATTATTGATGATGAAAAAGCCATTGCTAAAGGTGTCGATCCACTGGAAGAAAAGGCATTAGAGATTACAAGAAAGAACCGTAAAGAGCTTGCGAAGGCACCACTACCCAAAACAGTGTGGCAGAAGTTTGGTCAGTTTTGTGATAAGTATAACTTCAAGAAAACATCCTACTATGCACCTATTGCCGCTGGGTTTAACATCAATTCGTTTGATATGCCAATTGTACAGAGAATGTGTGAAGAATATGGCCCGATGGATACCAAGAAAGGCAAACAGAAGCTCTTCAATCCTATCTTTACGATTGACCTGATGCAGCACATCTATTGCTGGTTTGAAAACAATCAGGATGTAAAGGGCTACAGCATGGATTATCTGAGAGATTATTTTGGAATTGAGACAGATAATGCCCATGATGCCTTGCAAGACGTGAAGGATACTGCTAACATTCTGATTAAGTTTCTAAAGTTGCAGCGTAGCCTGCTCAAGAAAGTCAAGTTTGAGAAAACATTTGCTAATGGCGAGGTCTATGTTTGATATCAATGATTTTGATGATCCCGATGTTTGGGATCTAATTTGTGAAGGTCGAACCAAGGGAGTTTTCCAGCTTGAATCTCAACTTGGTAGATCATGGGCTAAGCGGGTAAAGCCTCGCAATATTTCTGAGTTAGCCGCACTACTTTCGTTGATTCGTCCCGGATGTTTAAAGGCGATTAGTGAAGGCAAGTCTATGACTCAGCACTATGTGGATAGAAAAGCCAACAAAGATCCAGTGACCTATCCTGATGATTCTCTGGAGGAGATTCTATCTGAGACATATGGCGTCTTGGTTTACCAAGAACAGTCTATGAGGATCGCTCAGAAGCTCGCTGGTTTCGATTTAAAGGATGCTGATCAGCTCCGTAAGGCTATCGGAAAGAAGAAGGCAGACTTGATGGAGAAAGTCAAGAAGTCTTTCTTAGAGGGTGCTGAAGAGCAAGGCTTCATTACTAAGGAGGTTGCTGAAGAAATTTTTGGCTGGATTGAAAAGTCTAACAGGTATGCATTCAATAAATCTCATGCGGTGAGCTATGCTATTAATGCGTACTGGTCTGCGTACTGTAAGCACTACAAACCTATTGAGTTCTATGTGTCGTACCTAAACCATTCGGACCGGAAACCTGACTCTCAGAAAGAATTGAAAGAGCTAATTGTAGATGCTAAGTCTTTGGATTTGGAAACATATCCGCCGAGACTTCAGCATCTTCATACAGACTTTACTGCTAACGAGAACACTATATTTTATGGGCTGAGGCATATTAAGAATGTGGGACAAAAAGAGTGTGAAAAAATTAGAGACATTGAGGAAGATATATCTGAATATTCATGGTTGGATGTGCTAATTAATGTCATCCAGAAATGTAGGATTAATAAAAGAGCTGTAATATCCCTGATCTCTGTAGGTGCATTCAATGGCAAGAATAATACCACTAGTCGCCAAAGGATGTTATATGAATTTGATAGCTGGAAGAAGCTAACAGCGACTGAAACTAAATATATCTGCGAGAATTACAAGAATTATAAAACCTTAGCAGATTGTGTGGAGGGATATATTAATTCCAACAAAGTTAATAAACGCAGGCTCCCTACGGTTATTGATATTATGAACACATTGGAAAATCCTATGTATAGTTTAGATGATGATGTTCAGACTATAGCCGCAGATGAACAGAAATATATGGGATGTGCCTTAACTTGCAGCCAAGTTGATGGTTTTCATACAAATTTTTCAATTTCTATGTGTAAAGATGTAGCTCGTGGCACTATAAGAAATAAGACACATCTCGCAGTTCAATTGAATGAAGTTAGACCATATAAAACCAAAAGGGGTAAAAACCCCGGCCAGACAATGGCTTTTATAGTTGCAGAAGATAGTAGCGGTGTGTTAGACGGGATTACTATTTTCCCTGAACAATACGAGCAATTCAAAGATTTGTTGATTGAAGAGAATACGGTCATCTTGAGTGGAGAAGTGTCCAAAAAAGAGAACACATCTATTATTGTTAATAAAGTCACACAAATTTGAGGGACGATTATGAATAAGTGTCATTTTGTTGGTAAGCTCGTAGATGATCCAATGCTGTATCCAAGGGATCATACATACGTAGTAAAGTTTACTTTAGCTGTTGAACAGTATCGCAAAGATAGATCCGGTCAACGAATCCGTAGGGTTGAATTTCTGGATTTTGAAGCTTGGGACACTGCCGCCCAAACCATCTATGATCATACAATAAAGGGAGACTGTATGGCTATAGAATCTATTGCTAGGAATCAAAAAGATAGGAATGGGGATACTTTCATTAATTTTCGTGTGACTAATTTTAAAATTTTCAATAGCAACAATTATGAGAATGTAGACAATAATGACTAAGAAAAAAGTATTATTTTGCACAGAGGCTTCTTGGTTAAGTACTGGATATGCAGTATATACAAAAGAAGTTCTCAGTAGATTAGTAAAAGAAGAAGACATTGAGGTAGCTGAACTAGCGTGTTATGCCACTATGGAGGATGTAGAAAGACATCCCACTCCTTGGCAGGTATATCCAAACAAGCCAATGCCGGATGATCCCAACTATGCTCACTACCAGGCAAGTGCATCTGCCCAGTTTGGTGAACAGGTATTTAATCATGTCCTGCTTCATTTTCAACCCGATGTTGTTATAGACATCCGGGACTGGTGGATGATGGAGTATCAGCAACGATCTCCATTTAGAGATTTTTTCAATTGGGCTATCATGCCCACAGTTGATGCAGAACCACAGGCGGATCAGTGGATTAATACATATGCTACGGCAGATTCAGTATTTGCCTATTCGGAGTTTGGAGCCAAGA